AACTTCTTAGCAAATTTCCAATACCAGCCGGATGCACCTCATGAACTGAATCACCCGCAACTGTATTTAAACCTTCATGGGATGCACCTTCATCTCTTATACCATTTAGAGATGCTTCCATCAGATCCTCGATTCCCAAAGTAAGCGATTCCGAACTGTATTTCAGGTAAGAAGTTGCGGCTACCGCTGTTCCAAATATTACTTCCGGTGCTATTCCAAAATGTGTGAGCTTTCCCGTGGTCCCGCCCATATTCCCTCCTTATTTTCCTTTTCCTTTAGATTTAGATTCTGTAACCTCATTATTTGCCTGTTTTTTGGCTAGGATTAGGCCTTTTTTCTGGCTTTCTATCTGTTTTGCTATATTATCCCCTATTTCAAAGATATCGCCCTTATTTCGCTTAATTCCGAGTACTTCTTCGCTTTCAGGATATATCCATTTTATTAACATAAATCCTCCTTCTAGGTATAAGCAACTTCATCTTCCGTAACTAGCCTCATTTCAGCGTAATGAACCAGAACGCTTCCAAACATAAGATTCTCAATCCGGTCCACCTGCAGAGGCTCGGAAGTAAGGACCGTTCCACCAACGCTTGGACTGGCCCGGAACTTCGTTCTTATGGTATCAATCAAAGGTTGAAAGGTAGTATTCTCAGTTGCTCCTGAACTTCCTAGCGCATAGAACATTCTAATTAACCACGTACATGACTCTTTGTTTGTCCGGCTTGCTTCTGGAGTCTCTTCAATTTTGGTTCTGGTAATAATATAACCATGTATAACGTTCCCCGTTGTATCCTTAAAAGAACTTATATAAGATGAATCCTGGGTTGTATATCTTTCATATTTATAAACAGTAGCAGCAATAACTCCTGTTGCAGATTTCAGGAGTGTGTCAATCGCAGTGGCAACTGTGGCATAATCGGACATATCAATTCACCCTTATGGCTGATTCCATCTCTGTATAATCTTAGATGCCGCCTTATCCAAAATACCTTGAACTTGTGACTTGCTCGCTTCAAATCCCTCTTTAAACATCCATCTAGCAACTTTCTGGCCTCCCAATTTAATGGATGTTCTTATAACATGAGCAACAGCATAAATATGTTTACCTTTCAAACCTAATTTCAAACGCACCCATTCAGCCAAGGCAATGAAATTTGGAGTATACGGGGTGCCTTCCTCCACGCGCCTAGCATAATTCATCGGAGTCCATACAATGCCATAGAGATTTAATCCTATTCCCATAACTGCCCTATCTATGGATTCTGCTAAATGACTTGTTAATCCCCTGGGTGTTCGTTTATCGACTTCCCTATGAGTCAAAGCAACTGCTTCTTCCAGGCCTTTTTTAAATTCTTCTTCAAAAATAGCAGTCGCCCTCACGGGGTCTTTAAGAAATAATCCTTCTAGTTTTATTCCAACCTGTATATCCATTACAATTTAACCAGCCCTATTATTACCAGAATAGTTTCGAACCCCAGAACTATGATTCGCGGATATCTGAAAAAATCCTAATACCGCAGCACTTATCAAAGAAATCAAAATGCCAAGGACTATTTTATTATGCCAATTTTTCAACCAATTAACATTGATTTTCGTTTCTGCAACCTCTACTTTCAATTGATTAAATGATTCTATGGATGCTTTTATTTCCATAATCCCTTGGTGTATGCCAAGTATGCGTTCTTCGATAACAGGAATTTTTTCTAAATTAACAAGATCCGATGTCCTAATTCCATTACGTTTACTCATCTCGCCCACTCCTTATGAGTTAATCGGGATAATCCCAGTTCGCCATATACAGTATCGAATTCTCTGAATGCATGGGACGCATCAACTTTATCGGGGAACATATAATCGACATAGAGTTTATACAAATCCTTAGCCCTGGAAGCCCATATATCACTCTTGTCCCTGTACGCTATGGCATCGGCAGATATTGTACTATCAGAGCTCTGCGCATAGAATTTAGCAATAGCATGAGAACAGAAAGAAGCGGCCAGATTAACAAATGCGCTTTCATCCGCTGCGTATATAGTGGAATCTCCAGTGGCTGGCACGGAATGCAGGCTGGTATAGAAAACCCTGATTGTTTTGCCTGATGCCGGGGTAACATAAAGGAATCTTAAATATTGAGCAGTGGTACTTTCATATATTTCCCATTCCTCAAATGGAACTGCCTCATCGTTTGGATTTTGATATACTCCCGCAGGATATAATACCTTCTGAATAGCCGAGAAACCAGTTGACCATCCAGTCCAGTTTATCGTATAACTATATGTTCCATTGGCAGAGATATCGGTAATTCTATTGTAGGGTTTATGTTTCGAATAAAGCTGGACTGCATCATTTTTAATAAACGCATCGATATCATCAGAGGCAATACGAGTTGCCCCATCCTTCAAAACACGGTCTACATAAGAATTAAGGGTTGCTAATGTTGTCATTTCTCTGCCAGTACTCCTGACCAGATTTTTCCTGCCGGTACCTTATCATCAAATATCTTAGCTTCTTTTGGAGTGATAGTGACTCGAACATTAGGAATATTTTCGATAACCAATATTCTCTGTCCCGCAGTCAAATCAAATTTATATTGTTTCAAAGTCTGTGTTCTCATCTGAACACCGGTATAAATAATAGATACTGACAAAACAACCAGATTTAAAACAACCAAAACAAATAAAATACTTTTAAGTTTCATTGATTCCTCCTTATTTATTTGATATCTTCCAATTACTTATTGCCATTTCTTACTCCCTCATATCGGCTTATACTGTAAAACGCAATTCAGTATTAAATACATATATCCAAGAAAGAAACACCCCGCTGAAATTGCTACGCACCATATTTTCATTTCTTTACATCTCATAATTTACCGTTTCCACACAAGGCTTACAAGTACCCACCCTGCCATCATGCGAACATTGATGTTTTTTTATTCTTATCCACGCAATACGCTTTTGCGCTACCCAAGCGTCTACGTTTGTTTTCAGAAAATTGTATATAGCGTCCGCTTTATTTTCGTTTATTTTAAGATACGCAAATTCAACTTTCAAGTACGCTGTTGTTGTAGAAAAAGATGAAAACGCTATTGACATATTAGGCATTGTCGTTGATATTCTATACATAAACCTGCAATCCCTTACGCAATCTGTTGTATTTGCGAGAATATAATCATAAACTACGCTCCTTTCGGTTGTTCGTGTAAAATAACATTCTACCGTATATGTCGGCACTTCGGCGTATGATATTGAAAATAAAAATAAGAGTAAAATTACTTTCATCTTTTCAACCCTTCAACGCCCCTGACGCATAACGGAGAATCACCCACTGCGATAGAATTACAACCGTTCCCAGATTCGTCAACAAGCATCCCATCTTGAAAATAATTATCGAAATTCCAGCAGGCAAGTAACTGGTTTACCCCGCCTTCCATCCACTTACCTCTTACTCTATGTGTCATCAAATATGCAATTTCTTTTGATTCAAGACATTTTCTCCATACATAAAAACAGTCCATAACCATATTGCAACTCCAAGTGTTACTCCATTTACCTAATTCCACAGGTTGTGAGTTTGAAATAGAACCCACTAAATCCCCACTACCGTAATTAGATGGATTCCCTAATTTTGTACCGTTTATCCAGCAACTGAAATTTGTCTGCGCCAATCCAGTCCCGTTATAACTAATAACAATATGCACCCATTTACCAGTGTAAGCAGTAAGAGTATTCGATACCCAACGACCACCAAAAGCCTTCTCGGAAGCATTTTTTAAATAATATCCGGGTACGGCTAAATAAGTTTCGTTTATATAATCAAGGAAAAACACAAAACCAGCGTCTCCAGACCAATCTTTTAAGTCAGTGAAAATTGAATAACCTGCGATACCTGCCCAGTAAAATTTTAACCAAAATGAAATACTCCACGGTACATTATAATCAATATATTTTAATGCCCCAGTCCCAGAAAACACAAATCTGTCGTCGGTACTGTCAAAATATATCCCGCCGCCGTTTTCAAGGAATGACTGTCCTTGCACTATGAAACAACTAAATAACAAACAAACAATTAAAAATATTCGTTTCATTTATTTACTCCGTTACCTGTAATGCTTTGAAATATAAATCCTGTTTCGGCGTTCCCGTTGCCGTGCCTCTGACAATAACAGAAATTATTATAGGCATTTTTACAGGAAATCCCGTCAAGGTAATATCATGAGGTTGAATAACGTCATATTGATTATTGGAAGCAACCGTGCTTTCGCTTACAAGGTACTGAACGGCAGATGTCATTGATATTGTTCCTGTCGCAACCCACACTTCCTGCAACCAACTGCCAACTGCTACACCAGTAGCATGATTAACCGTATACATTTTCAGTTTACCGCTTTGTGGGATATAATATTCGTAATCTGCCCGCCCGTTCTGTCCATTGGTAAAGCATATATCAGATAAATAGGTTTTTGAACTTGTTATTCCCCTATATGTTTCCTGCTCTATTATCTGTATAGGCAAAGCTCCGTTACCAAGACCATTGGTTATAAATTGATTTGCAGGAATAGTAATAGAAGATTCAAGAACACCGCCACCGCCACCGCCACCGCCCGTAGGAGGCAGACCAACAGAATTTGAACTGCCGAAATATCCGTAATATCCTGTTGCAGTATTTGTGGTAATAAAAGCAACGTTGCCCCTTGTAGCATTGGTATAAGCACGCATAGCGTTGTGGTCGGCATCGTTTACACCAAAAGATGAAAGCACAACGGCATTGATATCTCCAGTAGATTTAGCAATTTCTGATATATCATTTCCATCAACAAGGTCAACATCAATAATGGAATGAGAATTCATATTAAGATTTTTCTTAGCTTTATGGTCTCCCATTCCATCACCTGTGTATTGGGCATATAAATTTACTGAAATGAAAATTAAACAAATAAATATTAGTAGTTTTTTCATTTTTTACCTCGTTATTTTAAACCATTCATTATGTAATATAAAGTTGTGTTTGTAGCCAGCGTACATTGAAATGTTGGATTGGATATTGGCCTTGATAATTTCTGAAAATTAATAGGAATACCCTCCAAGGCATACATCGCACCATCTGTAAATGTACTTGTAATTTGGGAATCCCCTCCAACAGAATAGAAACTATATGCATCCATGAATATTGTAAGAACGATATCCCCTGAAATAATTAATTTTCCAGCAGTTCCTGTTGATACCTTATTTATATAATCTTGATTGACTGTCATTATGGGACTTGATACCAATTGATTATAAATATTCGTAGCGGTAGTATCGATAGAATTCAGACTTGATTGGGCTGTTGAGTCCGGGTAATCTGTCGGGAAGTTCTGAACCCATGCCGAGGAACGCATAACATCATATAAAATCCCTGAATTCACCGGGGAAGTAGAAATCACCATGAATATTTTGTCAAGAATTTCGCCTGTATCTGCGGTATTGGTGGATTCTAAAAGATATATTTTATTTAAAAGGAAATTGAGTCCATCTGTACTTGTGGATGTCAGGACATACTGTTTTATCAAACTATTATTTAGGACATCTGTACCAGTGGAATTCTGTACCATTATGCGGTCCATCTCTGCATTGGCCTCATCCATAGCCGTATTCAGATCATCGCATGCGGTGGAATTCTGTATAAAGAATTTACTCAGGATTGAATGCAGAGCATCAGTACCGGAGGAGATAAGGAGATATTGTTTGACCGCCTCGAAATGCAAAGCGTCGGTCCCAGAGGATATAAGCAGGTACTGCTTGATTGCTTCGAAATGCACGGCATCTGTCCCCGTTGATGTAAGTATATACTGTTTAATAGCCTGATAGTAGAGCGCATCCGTGCCGGTAGAGGTCAATATGTATTGTTTTATTGCCTGATAATGCAGGGCATCTGTGCCAGTCGATATTAAAAGATAAGTTTTTATTATGAGATTATCGATATTATCAGTTGCTGAAGAAATTAAAACATATTGTTTATCCAGTTTGTTATGGGTAACTGTATCAGATGTCGCAACAATATTGATAATGTCTCCAATATTATCCAACGAACCAGAATCTACTTCAACCCTAAACTTCAAATTTCCCCTATCGTAAGAATTATTCAGCATGTCCTTGGTGTCATAATCCACTGAGGCGGTATCAGTTGAACCGGAAGTATCAGTCCATGAAAATACTGTCAAAGGAAATATCATTAAAACAACAATTGTAAATATGAGTTTCTTCATTATTTTATCCTCCGTTACTTAATTTCGATATTACAGGAAAATGTTAACTTCGGCGTACTCGCTCCGGCTATTACGTATTTCAATCTTAACCATCCCGTGAAATCTTCTTGGACATGGCCCCCAAAAATCTTTGGGTAAGAAGTACCTATCATGGCATCGGTAATCAAATCCTCCACATAAACATTACGCCATTTAGAATTATCGAGTTCGGGATTAACAGGGGAACATTGAAGCGTTACCTCTAATGTTGGCGCACCTGATTTGCCCGTAATATAAATAACTGCTATTGCATGATTATAACTTTTCGCTGGAATGAAAGTGGTTGTTCCGGTCCCGGCTGACCTCTGTGCTGAGGTTAAAACTTCATTATCGGAAGAGTATTTATACATAGGAAATTTCCCCCTTAAAAGAGATAGTATTTAATAATAGCGGTTTATTTCAAAAACTATCGTTTATTCTTCTTGCTATATTTTCTTTTGGTCTTCGGGGTATCATCTCCGGCATCTTTCTTTGTTTCCAACACTTTTGCAGGGGCTTCAACGGATACTGGAGTTTCCAGTATTTTGTTTATATCCACATCTTCATCTAGGTTATATACAGACTCGCCGTTGATAACTTCTACCGCCTTGATTTTTTTGTCCAGAAGTTTCTGAACCTCATCGGGGTTTTTCGTTTTGAATATAATCATTAGTTTCCTCCTATCTTAAAATAAGAGTGGGAGAGGGGCAAGAAGTTGTATCTTCCTCCCCTGCTCCCACGTGAAATCTTGTTATCTTACTGTTGACAGACCGCCGGCTGCCGTTGCTGCAGGAGCGACCATGTCGGCCCACAGAATACCGCGTGAACTCGAATCCCAGCTAATCGGAGTAGCATTTCCAGAAACAGCCACACAGTTTTTGAGAATGAATTTTCTGGAAAGACTCGATACAACAGGAATCCCGAATACTGTAGTTCCATGATATGTCTGATTCGTAGCGCAATATAGGAATATACAGTTTCTGAACAGCGTGAAAGCACCCATACCCGTGCCATCTGCCATAGCTACCAGAACATGATTTGTGTTATGTTCAATTCTGCGATATATCAAGCAATCATCGAAAACATTTTTGCTTGAATCAGTATCAAACAGAATCCCGTAGTTAGTAGCTGCGGAACCCGCATCTTTTGTGTCAAGACCGATTGCGCAGTTTACAAACCTGTTTTCTGTCGCTCCGTCGAGTTTCAGGGAACACGCACCATCCACGTCCATCAAGTCATCCCCTATTCCAGCGAAATGAACATTCTCGAAATAGTTTCTATCGCCTGTGACCTGGACACAGACCTTGGAAGTAGCATCTGCCACTCCATGAGAAATATACAGATTTTTGAAAGAACATCCATTCGCTGTAATATTTATCAAGGGAGATACCCCGGTCGCTGTTGAAAGTTGGAATATTCTGCATCTCTGCCCTATCATTGTCGGAGCGCAAATTCCTATGAAATGAGTATAATCTTTATCCCATGTCAAGGTTGACGAAAGTGTCGGACCTGTGCTGGATGCAAAATAGTAGAGGACATCATTCTGATTTGCTACAAGCAAATCCTCCCCGGCTGCTATTGTTGCTTTGGCTGTTTTTGCTGTCTTGCCGTCATTTGAATCGCTTCCATTCGTGGGGTCAACGAAATATGCTTTTCCATTCGACATAATCCCCTGCCCTCCCAGAACAGGTACTCCCTGGCTACTTACCCCATGAGGAAACTTTGTTGGTGAACCCATAATCTTTCTCCTTTCTTAGGATGCTCTCCGAATTACACGGAGTGCATGGCTGGAATCGCACCGCCCTTACCCAATATTTAACCGGGAAAATGGGAAGTTTTTTTCACAACTCCAAATCCCGATTATATTTTCCTGGTTATTCAAAGATACAACTAAAATGCTACTTAAAATACAACTTAAAGATACTGTAAAGTTATACAGTTGTTGCAAAATGCGCATTCAGACCCTTGTTCTCGATTATCGCAAGACCATATTCAAAACGCACTTTCCACCTTAATCTATCATTCGTGAATACTTCGCCAAGTGCAGGCTGGTCCTGAATCACAAGAGTCGGTGTTTTCTGGTTATCCACATAACCGATTTCTATCATCTCGGTCTGACTTCTATCTGCAGCAAGGAACCAGTAATACTGATATGTTGACCCGGTGATGTAAGGGCAGAATATCGGGGTTAATGTCCCTTTATGGAGATTGTCTTCATGCTCTGCGCCATCATATCTCTTTTCGCTTTTCAGAAGGGCATTAACAACACCACGGAGTTCTTTTCCGAAGATTATATACTTCGCCTGGAGTCCGATTTCTTCATCATCGTTTGTCGCAGTTGAGATTTCAAATTTGCTGTCTGTAGAAGGAGTCGCAGTCCACGCTGGTGTAATGGTTAATGTCGTTGCATCGTTGCTGGATATCAGTCTGGTCTGACCTGCTCCGGTTCCGTATACTATTCTGACATAATAGTTCTGGTAAGCATTTGTTGTCCATGATGCTGTACTCAGAATAAGTGTCGTTGAAGCTGCGCTTGTTGCTGTACCTGAAACTATTGCCGAACCCCTTTCCCTCATGGAGGCCATAAGGTTTTCCGCATAGGTCAGGTTATCGTAGTTCAGAGCCCGCGTGGAATAGTTTCCAAAAGTTGTACTGAAAACCGTGCTATTGGTCGGTGTATAGGTTCCATTAGCCAGGAGAAGAGCTGAAACATCTCTGGCAAGAGTTCTTCTTGCAGATGTTCCAACCATTGCGGGTATCTGTCTAATTAAACCAAGGTCATCGTTCTTTATTGTTTTGCGGGATACTGAAACATATCCGCCCTTGGTTCCGGCAGTGAATGTAGCTTCTTCGTCTTTCGGTTCATATAGATCAGTATAGGCCGCATCTTCTGTGACTGAGGGAAGAGTAGAATATCCACCCCATTTCACTCTTTCTTGCTGTTTGAAGTTGTCAATGCCGGTTTCGGAACAGATAGGCGCAAAATCAAATGCTACTTTCTCAAATGACTTTATGAGCTTCCTGGTCATTGAGGTTCCGAGAGCATACGTGAAATCCGATGTCGTTATCGCTTCGGTTAATCTTGACATGTGATTACGCCTATCTATATTACCGGATATATTCGGGTCCTCGGGATGGCAGGCTCTGTATGCTTCTTTGAGGCTTGTGAAACCTTTTATATCCTTAAACTTATCAGATACCACAGCTTCATCATCAACCATTCTGTCTATGGCTACCTGTATCTTATCGGCTGATTCTCTTAGTACTTCCACTGACTGTTTCTGCGTTCCGCAGTATTTTATGGTTCCGCTTTCGGTAAGTTTACCAAGAACATCTTTCTCATCCTTGATTGATTCATCAAGGTCTTCTTTCTTGAATATCTTGCCAGAGAAAGATTTGGTAATCTTATCTTTTATCGGCTGCGGAAGGTCAGATGCTATAAGAGATTCTGTCAGGATGGCCCGGCAATTTGTTTTTGCCGTTTCTTCCCGCATTATCTTCATATCTTCTTTGACTTTATCGAGTTCGGCCATCTGCGCCCTGCGGGTCTCTTCATCTTCCTGGACTTTCTTTGCTTCGGCTGTTTTCTTTGCCTCAGCCTGTTTTTTAGCTTCTTCGGTATCCCCGCCCTGTTGCCCATATTTCGGATATCCGTATTTATCGAGTTTTTCTTTCAGGGAAGAAAGCAACTTCATGGCTTCATCTTTCTTATCTCCCTGCAGGAACTCTATGAGTCTGTCTATGGCCGCTGACATGAATGGAGCCTCTTCCGATATCTTCTCTTTCGGAGGGAATTTATCGGATTCTATCAGTGCCTTAATGAAGGAGAATTCCTGTTCCGGTGTTATTTTTTCAGGATTCACGCCTTCAATCAATGCTTCCTTAATTACCTTCACGCGAGCATACAATTCTTTTAACCAGTTCATCTGTTCTTCCTCCTCAATGAAATTTTTGCTTGCCAGAAGCCTCACGAACTGGCCCCCAGCAGCAGGATGTGTGACTAAAGTCACTTCATCAATACTGTTGATTGATTCCACATTCAACATCTTTTCTCCATCAATGGTAACCTCACTTACATCGCCACTACCATCAATAGAAAAACCCAACAGAGAGTGCTTGCCATGTTCCCATGCATCCTTTAATAATTTTCTCAGCCAGTCGGCTGCTTCGGATACATGGAACGTGGCTAAAATACCCTGTTGGGTTTTCCCCTCATCATCTTTAAAGGTTGTGAATCTCGGGTTCTCATACCAACCAACTAGATTCTTTACGCAACCTTCCGGGATGACTTTTCGAGTTTTATCGGGAAGATGGTTGAATATCTTCCCAGTAAACTCATAGGCGTATGCTTTAGCATTATCAAAAAGCTTAACTGCGCCTTTCAATACATCGGCAGGATAGTATTTCTTATTAAGCGATTTGCCCGCTTGAATAAGAACCACTTCCCATTCTTTTCCTTCTTTGTCTTTTTGTTCGACTAGCCTTGCAGACTGGAAGTAAAATTTCACTTAAGCTCCCGATAAATTATAAATTCAATTCAGTTTATCGGAATCTTTTGCTACTTTTGAGTTCTTTTGGAAGAACTCGTTGGCTAATCGATTCTTCGAATTGTTGCCATATTTATAACATATAAAATCCTGCTTGTCAAGAGGTCAAGAAAAATAATTATTTCTTATTCAAAATAAGTTTGTCATTTTTCGTCTCAACTAAAGTATAGGTTGCATCTCTGTATTGAATCTGAATTGGAAATGAACCTTTACTTAAATCAATTGAGTTTGAGAATTCGGACATTCCGGTTGAATCCGCTTCGAAGAATGATTCTGGAGTTAATTTTTCTCCGGGCAACATCCCTTTAGAAAATATCCAGATGTCAGATTTCAAGTCTTCGCGCCGTAATACATAATATCCTTTTAATAATTTTCCTTCAAATTTGAAAGACTTAAATAAATCAGTATCTTCTATTATCTCAACATTTCCTGTGTCTTTGATATCATAAAAAATTGGTAATTCTCGATTCGGGTTACCGAAAGGCACGCCCCCCAATCTTTTATCGGTGCTTTTTGCAGGTACTTCTCCCGCGAATTCCATCCACTTTCTGAAATCTTCTCTGTCCGGTGTTTGAATGTTCAATTGCTTGAAAGTAGCCGGAGTTTCGCTTTGCTTTGTTGGGTCACCATAAAACTCACCTGAAAAATCCCAACGATCAAGTGAATCTTTCCCAGAGTCAATAAGCAATTCAAACCGCGAATCAGTGGCCGGCATTTTACGAACCACATCCTGGCCCTGCCACCAGTGAAATCTTAAAGTAAATTTGGCTTTGGATTCCTGTATTGAATCTTCTTTGATTTCAATAGGGGTATGTTTCAGAATGCCTTGTTCTATCAAGTCATTGAAAGCCATATCAAGTCGTTTCATTTTTTCTGAATCTGAAAATTCCGCTCCCATAGCTTTCTCACTCCACCATTTAAATTCAGGTTTGATTTTATCTTCCCACCAAGGCGGAATTGCCATCTCGCCATCTTTCGGTACATAGTCTCTTTTATTCTTCCTCTGCCTCATAGATAGTATATAGGGTACCTCGTCATCCGTAATCCAGCATTGCCATTGGGTAGCCCCTTTGGGAGGCTTGTCCCATTCCTGGCTTACCCCTATCAAGCGTTCAACAATCCGTTTCTGCTTAAAATGCCCCATGTCCAGGAAGAATTCCCGAAAATAAGGCCTTTGTGCGCCAGGAAATGCCATCCCTTCATCCATCGTGATAAAGACCCCGGGGCCTTCAGATGTAGCCCCAACTGTACCCGGTTCAACCACTACCTCCCGGACATTAATCCATTCCAGTGGCTGCTTTGATTTAGGGAACATAACCACCTTCTGGTTTGGATCCATATCAGGCCGGAACTTGCCATCCTTTAAAAGTACCTGATTCCACTTCCTGCCTTTCTCCAGGGTATCAACTTCTTCGGTTATTAATCCTGCGGGTTCATTGGCTATTGTCTCGCCTTCCAGCCAACCATTCTGTTTGCGCCGGAAGTCCAAATGCACACTCTGGCCACGGAAATGATTGACAAGAATTGCGTAATTCTTGGGATACTGGTCTAAAGGCTTTTTGCCTTCTGCAAGAAACTCTTTGAACTTTGTATTCTTTAATGGTTTGGTTTCATATCTTTCTTCTTCGCTATAAGGCTCTTGAATTTCTCCTTCAAGTACAGATAATACTTCTGTAAGTTGTTTATGTTCTTTAACGTCTGCGCAATCATCAATAGTTTCCCAAGTGGGATGATAGGATTCATAAATAGTTTCTCCTTTAGGTGTGATTGTCTTTTCTTGAAGTACCCTGTTCTTCCTGGATTTTTCTATAACTTCATTTATTGAATCGCTGATTTTAGGTACTGCTTCCAGTGTCTTATCTATATATATATATCTGGGAACCCATGCCGATATTTCTGTGAACCCTTCTTTCTGGTTATTAATCCAGTTGAATGTTTCGCATTCAACCGCTATTAAATCTCCCGGT